GTTGTCATCCCCATAAACAATAGCTCTGACGGCATCAGAAAACCGCACAGGGCTATCTACACCGTATATTGCGTAAAATGCGTAACGAAGCATTATAGCCCCATCACAGCAGTTAAGAGTAGTAGTCAAAGGAACTCCTGAAGGCGTCATACCAAAAGTTTTAAAAAATACTCCTGAATACTCAACGATCGGGAAGCAAACCTCCGTGGCAATACCACGCATCACAATAATATCATCTGAATCGTAATTGCCAGAACGTTTAGCAATTTCAATCCATATTTCAAATGAATGCATATTTATAAGTGCTGACATATTTTTATCAAATGCTTTATAATCGCCGGCGACATAATTGTCACCATCAAACTCGTCCAAATAATCTCTTAACTCGCCCCATTCTTTGCCCAAAGCATTAATGCCAACGGCTTCTTCGTTGCGCTTATTCAAGCGCATACAAAGGCGAATTATAGAAAGATAATACTGGCGAACCAGTAGAGTGAAAGCAACAGGAGAGCCACAAAATACGCGTATTTTGTCCTTCGTAAATTTTGTCGGCTCGTCTTTCAGACTGCCGCGATAAACAGTGTTAATTCTCTCACCTCGTAATAACACTGACCGCATCCACTCCATCTCTTCGACAAAAATTGGGTCTACGTCGAGAGGACTAGTTATTCCTTCAACAATTCTCTCTGAAGGGGTAATATACTCATTCTTTGGCTTATTAATAGGAAAACCAACAGAAGTATTCAATGCAAGTCTATCAACGGCTGGAATACCATCAGCTCCAGCAAGACAAGTATCGAGAGCATATGGGTGAACAATAGCGTAGTCGACAGCAGTCAACAATCCAAAAACATGTTGTTTTTTATCAAGTACGGCCCTATCCAAAATATCAGCGAGCCACCCATTTTGCGGGTCTGTAATTGCCATAATATCATTCCTCCAATGCTTACTAATCTGGCGTGTACTCGGAGCTCCATGAATACGAGGCAAATCCATAATGAACTCCACAGCAGGGGAAATAGAACTCTGACGAACTCCAGAAATAAATCTAGCAGTTCCCAAAGTATGCATACCATAAATTTCAGCTGAAGGGGTATGACCACTATCAGTCAAAGGCAAATGCAACACTGGGTGTGTTTTTATTGGATCGCTTAGAGGCCCATAATTAATACCAAACTTGACTAAATCAAAAGACACACTAGAATGGGCAACTAAGCCAACACTATTATCGAGCGAAAGTATAGCATCTTCAACTTGGTCGAGCGTAATAACGCCCAAAACACCTATGTTATTACCGGTGTTACCAGCAGTATGAAATCCAACAATACCAGGCGTGGGAGTATCCAGCACAGCAGTTGCCATGCACAAACCAGGTTCAGTCGCTCTCCAATACTGGTAAATATATCCCAAATATTCCAATTTCTTGTCGCCAAATGGGATAGATTGTTGCCCGAGTTTTCCCACTCGAGCTTTCTTCACTTCTGTAGATCCGTCCTGACGTTTATAAACTGTCACAACGGAAAACTGCTTTTCAAGAAATACTCTTGTCAGAAAAAATTTCGCCAAGTCAGGAACATCACCGCCAGCTACCAAACGGACAGCGACAAAATCTGTCCCCGGAACGCGCACCCACATTTTGGAATTTATATTAGTGCGAAATTTATTACTAATGCAGTCAGGAGGCCCAACGCACACTTCTATAAAATGCGATTCCCCTTCTTTAAACATGTGGCCTGGCGCAAGCC